GCTCCTGGGCAATCTCCTGGGCGAGCTGGGCCGACGATTGATCCCCTAGCAGCATGGCGCGAACCCGACTTTTGATTTGCTCTCGGTCGAGCAGTTCAGGTCTCAACCCATCCTCAAATTGTTGGAGGATGGTTGCGGCGGCTCGTTGTGGGTCTCCGCTCTCAGTCAATTCGGTCCAGATTGCCGGCACCTCTGCGGCAAATTCGCCCAACCACTCCTGGTTCCCAATCCCATCTCGCACAATGGCTGCCAGCCGTCTGGCATTTTCGTTGATCGCGTCGGCTCTCGGCAGATAATCTGTCGGGTCGATACCGGCGTCCAATGTGGTGGACTGGCTGATGACGCCTGCAATTTTGGATTGCAGGTCGTTGTAGGCACCGCCGACCTCTCCAGCGGATGCGACTCCAGCTCGTCCCACATCAACATATGCCTGTCGTTGATCGTGCAACGACTGGATGGTCTCGTCGATCCACTGTTGGTTGGAAAATTCAATTTGTTCGGCGCTGGCGCCAAAATTCTGCATCAGAGTCGTCCTCTGTGCGAGTTGATCGTTGAGATCCTGATAGACTGCCAGTGCGTTCAGACCGCCCATATTTCCAGCCTCCCCCAGAATCGCTGATCTCAGCGAGCTGGACTGGCTGGAGCGCACCGCATTGACAGCCTGAGCAGCTGCCGTTGCCTGCTCTAATAAGCGTTGCGTCACTGTGGTAATTGTAGGTGACAGGGATGCGTTGGCAGCTGACAAATCCGTTACAGCAGCCGCCACATCCAGATAGGCGATCTCGGCTCGTTGCAGTGCATCGATGTCGATCCGCAACGGCTGACCCAGTTTGTCGGCAATCTCGTTGTAGGCGTTGGCGTTGACAACCATGCTCTCCATCAGCACATTGGCCTGTTGCCCCTGGCTACTGATAGCAGATGTATCTCCACTGCGTATGGCATCTTGCATACGCTCGATGGATGCACGATATGCATCCATCGACGCAGACAGGCCACCCCCAATTTGGAATAGCTGAGATTGCAAATCCTGTCTCTCTCCCGCCTGGATGCTGGTGGTCGCGCTGTCAACTGCGGATGCAATCTGATCTGCGATGGCGGCCACGGCCGGGGAGAACAGCTGGCCCAAAACGCCCTGAGCATTTTTGATGGCCGACTCCATCCTTTCGAACGAAGCGGCAGCGTCATCGGCAACGCTAACCCCTGTTGTGCTAGAGAGCACACTGTTAACCAGTGCCTGCTTGCGCTCAACGTCGGTTAACTGATCGGAGGTTTTACTCAACGACTGAGCGTACGTATCGAATGCCTCTGCCGCCCCAAAAATATTGAGGTTGTCGAGGATTTCGGGCGACATCCTGGCAATACCGGTGATCAAATCGTCAATGGCCTGGGCAGCCGGGAGTCCGGTTTCCCGGCCTTTTATCAACGCCGCGGCAATCAGACCTGACATTTCGGCCACGCTGTCTACGACTCCAGACGCCATCGCCTTGTTGGCAGCCAGCATCAAGCTGGCGTCATCCACAGTGCCTCGGCTGGCTGCTCGCATAGCAGACAACATCTGGTCACTAGATTCACCGGTTTGCGAGGCCAGCCGCTCAAAACTATCGCTAGTCCGCTCTGCCTGAGCGCCGATACGCGCTAGTTCGACTGCCGTATTGGCGATCGCTCCGACAGCAAACGCCCCAGCCACGCGCGCTCCAATTTGGCCCAGCTCGCCTCCGTAAAAATCCAACAATCCGCCCAACTGGCCGCCACTCTGCTGGGCAGCTGTGTCCAGGTCGCCGATATCCTGGCGCGCTTTGCGAAACGCAGCCGCAGAATTGTTTTTGGCATTGATGTTGATGATCAGACTAGAGTTAGCAGTCATCTATCGTTTACCAATTTGTCGTGTCTGGCGATAGCCCGCCAGTCTGCCGGAGATAAACTGTTGAGAGATTTTCCAGCACTGCCAATCTGACGCAGCTGTTCAATCCGTTCGATCCGTTGCACCTGTTGCGCGCGCAAAACCCGCAGCACGTCGATGTCTTTCAATTCGTCCAACGTGCGTCCCGGGAATTGCGCCATGGCCCACGCATCCCACTGCGCCTGTGGCACCATTGCCAATGCCTGACCAGCTCCACGTCTAGTGTCATCGTCTACGTCTTCATCTGTCCGGCGTGATCTCGCTCGACGAATGAGATCCGCCTCGACAGCTCCCCCAAACCACTCAGATAATCCACAACTGCCGTCAACGACGTGTTGATAAATTTGTTCATCCGCAGATCGATGTCATCCCATCTGTCCAGAACCTGTTGGGGGGTCGTCAGCACATCTCCCTGTGCTGTTGCCAGATGACATTGAGGCACTTTAGATAGCCACATGGAGATCCATTGCTGGCGACCCCCATATAGCACCCGGAGATCTCCGTTTGTCCATCGGCTTTCCACATCAATCCAACAATCCTTGTATCCATCTAGTTCAGACTGCACTCGTATCACGATACCACCGGCGCCCCGCTGACCGTCAGTGTGGCCGACCATTGGATATCTCCCATCGGGTCATCTGCTGTGATCGTGTAGTTGCTGAAAAACGCGCCGACGTTGCCGGCGGCAGTCCACGTGTACGTCACCCGAGAGGCTGACGGACCCACAAAATAGACCAGCGTTCTCATTGTGCCCGGAGAGATCGCATCTGGTCGCACGATGTCGTCCAGAGTTTTGCTCCACGGACCGCCAATTTGCAGCGAAAATCCACTGGCTCCTGGCAGAGTCTCTCGAGCGCTGGACGCAAACGTAGTGGCCTCCAGCGCTTCGACGACCGATTCAAACGCAGTGGTGTTTAAATGCGCTTGCAGCGCACTCCCCCCCATTGTTACTCCGACGTTTTGCAGCGCTCTAGTTTTACCCATATATCTATATCACCTGTTGTGTGGCCTACATTGTGACGCCGTTGACACACAGGATTACAACCGCGCTGATCGCGGTTGACCCTCCCATACTGCCGACGACTATCTGATTGTATCGATTGATGGTCCCGCTCAGTGTGGCGGTGTATACCCCAGCCGCCGAAAACGTAAACGTGTTGAGTGTCGTTGGTGTCGTCATCGCCAAAACCGTTGATGATCTAATCGAGATCGTGGCGTTGGTAGCAGAGCCTGTGATTGATCGGACGAACAGATACGCTTTCCCACCGGTAGATCCTGCTGCTGGGTATGTGACTGCCGTACCGTTGCCGGCGGCCACCAACGAGCCGTCCTGCAACACATATCCCCCAGACATGATCCCATCCCATTGACCCTGCAACGTGATGATGCCATCTATCGGCGTCTCGATGGCCAAATTTTTGGCCCAGCTGTTGTAGAGGACATATGCCGGATTGCCCACGCTGGTGGCATCAATCAGCCATGCCACATGTGACGCGGTGCTGCCTAGGTTGTCCTCGATGGCCGTGTACAATTCGCCGGCTCCCCCCCCCCCATAGTATCCCCCATGAGACAGAGTGGCCTGCGGGTTGCCCGGGATCATTTGTCTCGCCGATGATTGCCAGTTATTTGCAGATATCGGCTCGTTGGTAATCTCCAATTGTGCCGAGATGGTATCCAGAGACAGATCGTATTGATTGATCAACAATCTCCCAGCATTACCTTTCGGCATCAGACCTCCTCATATGACATTGTGATCAATAACGTGCATCCGTATGCGGCTGCATCCGGGTCGTACGTATCAGAGCCATCTGATACGGTTGACATGTCGATCGTATCAGATGTGTATTTGTCCAGTGCAGCTCGAGCTAGATCAGCGACCGTACGGGCTGTTAACCAATCAGACGCCCACGCTGTTACGGACAGCGTGACACTAGCCTGCGCCTTACCGTCAAACGTGTAATCTCGGCTGCCCGACTGTCGAGCATATGTGATGGCGGGCAGCGCTGTCGCCGCTCGGACAGCCACCGGCGACACACGACTCGCAACGACAGACGTGATGGCTGTGTTGGACAGCAGGACGTTAGTCAGTGCAGTCTCAGGCAGCATCGAAATATACCGCTCTCGCAGCCTCGTATCGACGTTCAATGAGATCTGTCAATCGAGCCACAATAGTTTTTGCGACCGGACCGCGCGACCTGCGCAGCGCAGGCGCCAGATATGGTTTGGGCGATGTTGTGCCCCGTTTGCCAGATTTTCGTCCTCGCTCGATGATCGCACCGTAAAACACACTAGACACCAGCAGCACCTGTGACCCGCGCGGGGGGAATCTCAGAGGCGAGTTTAGGCGTTTGCCACGTCTGGTCAACTGCACAAATCCGTTGCGCAATCTGCTAGTCGTGTAGATCCCACGACGCAACGAGTTAGTCGACTGCGGTGCAATGGCGATTGCGCTGTCCCGGAGGGCGTCTGCCCCGTCGTGGATAATCTGCACGGCCTCAGTAGATCTGAGAGACAGCCCAACCGATTGTAGCTGTGCGTCTAGTTTTTTAATACCGCGGATACTGACGCGGACAACATTCCGGTCGTTGAGATTATTTCGCCGTCGTCTGACTGCTGCCATCAGATTGATACCTCTGTACATCGCATCGTGATGTATCCAGTTGGGAGAGGTGTAACCGTGTCAATCTGGAGCGTTTTGGTCCTCCACAACAGCCGACAGTTGTGATCGACTATCAGCCCGGCACGAACCGTGACCTCGTACGAAATGATCGATACTGGTCTGTCGGCCAGCAACGGTTCTCGGCCTGTACGTTCTCGGATGGCGGCCCACACGGTAGCCGTGGTCGACCAGGTCACGATCTCGACATTTGCGCTGCCACGAGAGACACTGGGGGTCTGTACAGAGATCCGCTCTGTCAGTCTGGACATCATCATGTCGCCCATCCCCAATCCTGCATGCATGCTGCCATAATCATAGCTCTCTGGGCAGCTCCCTGGGTCGTAATCTCACCTCGATGCGCATAATCGACTGCCACCAGCGCAGTGATCAGCTGTTTGTAGCGCGCAGGCACAGCCGCCGCATTGCCATATCCCGACACATAACGCACGCGGATCGGAGATACTGGTCTCAGAGTAGCGTCCGGCCAGTGAGCGTTTTTTGCCAACATCACGCTGGGGCGAGGTAGGTCTAGCATGGATATGTAATCGCCTGCGGGCATAGTCAGCAGAGTGTTGTTGTCGTTGTAGTACGTGATTGACTGCACAGACGATACGGGTGGATATTCTAGGCAGATATCATCGATGGGCCACGATGACAGGATCATCTCGATCGTCCGGCTAACCAGAGATCGTGCCGACATCATCTGTACATCGTCGGTCGCCGCGGCAATCAGACGCGTAATCTCCACGTCGTCCGACGCATGATCTACTCGCAGAGATGTTTTTACGTCAAACAGTAGCACAGGGTATTCGGTGGCCGGCGTGATGACATTGATCATGTTGGTTTGGATTTGGTGCGTCGGTCAACGTCCCGATGCTGCTGGGCAGCATATCCTGCTCGTATCAAATCAGTAGCGAGCTCGTCAGCTAGCTGATACTGTTTGCCGGGTTCGAGGCGGATAGTCTGCCCATTGTTGTTGACGTTGATCGCCTGTAACGCGATGACGGTGTGCATTGCAGCAGATCTCCTGGGCGCCGCTCAGTGCAGAGCGGCGCCCGAACTTACATATTAGCTACCAGCCGGATGCGTCGCGTACTGGAAGGCCGCGGACTGAAGCACTTCAAAATCTGCCCGAAAATAATAATGCATGACAGTCTCGCCATACTGAGCCCGACTGTACGGGTCCACGAGAAACGTCATCTGTGGATCTAGGCGGATGCCCATGTACGACCAGTTGGCGATCAGGAGCGATTTGCCGGTGGCTGCCAGTGCGCCCATATTATCATCAGTGTAGAGCGGCAGACCCCAGAGCGTGCCTGCTGATGTGCCGTTGCCAGTCGCTGCAGGCGTAGGCACAAACTGCCAGTTGTTGCCGGTCAGGCCCCTGATGTATCCCTCTGTCGAGCGTCGCATCAGCCATGCAGACGTAGTGCCACGAGCATAGTCAGCCGACAGTTTGTAGAGCAGCTCAGGGATCTCTGCGGCTCCAATAGCCGCCGCAGCATCCAGTGTCAGTCCAGCCGTCCCGTCTGCCAGCGCCTCGACGATCATCAATTTGTTGAGTGTGGCGGCCATGCCAGCAGCCACGTAGCTGTTCAAAAACTGCATGAGCCGTGCGTCTTCGTCCTGCAGCAGTTCGTAGGTCAGCTCAACCCGTTTGGTGTATTTGACCAGTGTCATTGGGATCTTGCTGATGGCTGGCGCATCTCGATCGAACGAGCTCGACTCAGCGGTCGAAACGAATTCGCCGTCGTCCGCCTCGTTGTCAATCGGGACATTGACGGTTGTGCCGATCCCAGGGATCTCTCGCACTCCCAGCTGGTTGTATAGCGACAACGGTCTCATCCGTTCGATGATACCCTGATAATGCCCCGTGGGCACCAGGTTGCCTCCGTCCGCTGCGGTCGTGATATTCATGCTCGTGTCATTGGACGCTCGCAGCTCGCGCAACGCGCCAGGGTCCTGAGAGCGGACGTACCGGCAAAAAATGGCATTTGAATTGTCAGCAGTCGGTCGCTCGTGGAACGCCACGGCAGGCTGAGACCAGTATCTCAACTCACGGTTTTGGTCTGCCAACATATCATGTTTCGATCTGAGCTCCTGCAGGGATTTCAGATCCTCTGGGCTGATTTCTGGTTTGGCCGTGATCTGCTCCGCTAGGGTGCGCAACTCGGCCATCTGTCTCATCAGCTCCGGTGCTCTCGTGGTGTTCATCAGATTCTCCATTGCATCAAATTCAATATTGCATTCGCGCGCAGCGCCTGCTGCGCCTGTATCTCACCAGCCGCCCGGCTGTCTGATTCGAGTCTGGACACTACGACGCGAGACCGATCATATCCCGGATCTCCCCCCCACAATGCCCATGCAATCCTGCCTGCAGACGGATAACCAGCCTCTCCAGGTCTATATCCTGTCGCCTCACTGTCGATTGCGTGTCTCTGGAAATAACTCAGCATGCGTCTCCATGTATCAGCGGACAGCACACGGTTGTTGACGATGTCTCTAGCCCTAGCCACACCAACGTCGGTCCCTCCCCGATTATATTCGTCTCGCCACGCCAAAC